ACATGGCTAGAACAAAAAGAACTAGAACAACAAAAGCATTACTCTATTTCTTCTTAGAGGGCAAGATACATAAATCCCTTTATGTGTCTCGTGCAAAAGATGAGGTAACTGCTTGGTGCTATCCTGATAAACGAAGAGTTATGTATAATTATTCTTTAGTTAAGAAGTATATGAAAAGGGCCTATACTTTAAAAGAAGCGGCTAAAGTATTAAATAAACATAAGATTACAATTGAAGATTATATTTTGGCGGGCAAGATCCAAGCTCCAACTAAAATATATCCAATTAGTAATCCTGGATCTACGGGATGGTCTCAATATATGTTAACGGAGGAAGATATCTTAAAGATACATCAGTTTATATTAGATGATGGATATTCTTCCTCCACCCCCTCCCGCACAGAATTAGTTGCCCTTCTCAGAAACGATATAATATTGTATACTAAGACAACCGATGGTCGGTTCATCCCAGTATGGAAGGCGGAAGATTAATGGCTAATAGATTTGTTTTATGTGATATTTGTAATAAGGAAATAGAATTACGTTGGGGTATATTTGGACACGATGCCTTGAGTAGACATAAGAAGGAGCACAAATAATGTCTGATACAAAAGTAAAGGTTGAATTGTCGTTTACCAGAAACCTAGGCAATTATGAAAGCATAAGAATTGGATTAGGCGTAGAAGATATCGTAAGGTCTGGAGAGAACGTGACTTCGGCGACTGAGCGTGTATATAAGTTTGTTGAAGAGAAGCTAATTGAGAAGACTCGTGAAGTAGAAGAGGAATTGCGTGGCAGTAAAAAATAAAGAACCCTACATGCTAATAGCCTACTATGAAGATTTGTATTCTCAAAAATATAGCAGGAAGCCAAAGATAAATAGGTTTCGTGAGAAGTGGGCTATGCAAGATGTCATTGATAGTGTAGGATATGACCGTGCAAGAGAGCTGCTCGATTATTATTTTAGAACAGGAAAGAACGGACATCCATTGAATTTCTTTTTTTACAACTTTGATAGAATGGATCAGGTTGAGAAGGAAAGAGAGAAAGACAGAATTAATAGGTCTATGCTAAGGCAGCAGACTAAGACTCTAGTAGAAGGCGGACAGGAATGAATATAGAGGCTAAGGTAATAACGTCAGTATGCAAGAATAAAGATATTAGCACTCTACTGACTTCAAATGTTGATGAGCTATTTACCGCTTATCGTGATGTGTGGGAGAGTCTAAAGAATTATTATTACAAGTTCAAGTCTGTTCCAGAGGTTGGTATCCTTATGGAAAGACACAAAGACTTCGAGCCAGCACCTGATGTTAAAGGAGAGACAGGCTACTACCTTGACCAGCTAAAGAATGATTATGTATCTAGTAGGCTTAAGACTATTATTTTACAGGCAGGCTCTGCATTAAAAGAAGATTCACCCCCAAGAGTTCTTGCTGAAATGCAAAGCAGGTTGGCAACACTAAGTCGTCATACAAATAATATTAGAGACGTAGATCTTACAGATGTTGAATTAGCAGAACAGCATTTCTCTAATGTTAAAGAGCGTTCTGCAGTAATGGGCGGAAGTCCAGGAATTCTTACAGGCATTGAAGCAATCGATAAAGCATATCCTACAGGCATGGCACCAGGACATTTAATTGTTGCTATTGGCTGGCCAGGAAAAGGTAAGACTTGGTTTACCGCATACCTTGCATGTAAAGCATGGGAACTAGGATTCAAGCCAATGATTGTGTCCCTAGAAATGTCACCAGAGAATATGCGTGATCGTATTTATACTATCATGGGTTCAGGACTATTTAAGAATAGCGACTTCTCCAAAGGTGATGTGAATATTGATGACTTTAGAGCGTGGGGTAAAAAAAAGTTTGAGAATAAGAACGGTTTCATCCTAGTATCTAATGAAGGCCTTGCGGATGTTACTCCATCTGTTGTGCAGGGCAAGATTGACCAGCATAAGCCAGATCTAGTTATCCTAGATTACCACCAGCTATTTAACGATAACAAACGAAGCAACTCAGAAGTAGAGCGTAACCGTAATATTTCTCGTGAGTTTAAATTGCTTGCCGTATCAAATAATATTCCGATTATCGATATCACCGCTGCAACGGCAGACGATATATCGGACCAAGATGAACCGCCAATGATGAGTCAGGTTGCATGGTCAAAGGCAATTGAATACGATGCCGATATGGCGATGGCTATCCACAAATATCCAAATACAAATATGATTGAAGTGGTTAGCAGAAAGAATCGACATGGACATGAATTTGATTTCTATCTTGATTGGGATATTAATAGGGGAATTATCAAACCCATCTACGAGAATTTGCCAAGTTTGAATAATGATTCACAGGCCAATTAAAAAGTTTCAAGTAGATGTAGAGTTCGCCGACGACTCAGATATGATAAGAGTTAGAAATCAATTTGAGAATTTGCTAACTCATGATATGAGAATAAAAGGATATGCACGGGTCCTTGACATTGACCCCGCATTTTCAGTACAATTTACAGGCGAGACATGGAAGTTCCTAATGACTATCCATGGTATATATGTAGGAAAGAAGAAGGCATGGCAATCAGAGGGGATTACACAGGGCAAGCTGATACCTCGCTCTATGCGCCCAACCACATTAAAGCAATAGTCAAAGGACTAGGACTTAGAATTGTTGGTGGCTCAAACAATAACATAATACTGTATTGCCCATTTCACAATAATACTCACACGCCATCTTTTTATATTAGCGAAGAAACTGGAGCTTGGCTATGCTTTAATCCGTCATGCGGAGAGTCGGGCGGCATAAAAGATCTCGTAAAGAAGATATCAAATAAGAATGAATTTGAAACTCTAAGATTTATATTGTCCAAGAAGTCAGAGGCATCAGATGCATTTCAGGATACCTTAAATTCATTATTTGATGAGAAGCCAGACTTTGAAGAATTCTCACAAGAAGTATTAGATAATCTATATAATGAACTGGGCACAAACCAAGAAGCAAAAGATTATTTCCAATCAAGAGGAATAAATGAAGAGTCAATGCAATACTTTAGGCTAGGATATTCTTCTAAAATGGATATGGCCATTGTCCCAGTACATAGCCCAGATGGTCTGCCAGTAGGACTTGTAGGCAGGTCAATAAAAGAAAAGAAGTTTAAGAATAGTACTAACCTACCTAAGAATAAAACAATGTTTAATATTCACAGAGCTAAGCGTATTGGAGAGAATATTGTTATTGTTGAATCTACATTTGATGCCATACGTGTTCATCAGGCAGGATTCCCAAATGTTGTTGCAACTCTAGGTGGACATTTATCAAAAGAGAATATTAGTTTACTTAATAGATATTTTAATAGAATAATAATAATGACAGATGCAGATTTGGCTGGCAGAGAATTAGGTCTCAGTATTGCCAGCCGATTAAATAATAAAGACATCTTGTGGGCTTCTTACGAATATGGTAAGATATACCCACATGAAGCAAAAGATGCAGGCGATATGTCTGAAAAAGAAATTATCGCATGTATAAAGAACGCAGTTTCTGATATCGAATATCGATCCTGGAACTCATGATATAATGAATACACAGACGGATATATACCGTACACTATAGAGGAGAAATAAATGAGTATAGTAAAAGGTCTAAAGGACCTAAACAAAGCGCTAGACAAGCCTACCTACACTGGTGGAGAAGAAAATAAGGGTCGCTGGTTAAAGATTGAAGACGGCGAAAGCATTAAGATTAGATTCCTACAGGAACTAGATCCAGATTCACCAAATTATAATGACAAGCTCGGTTGTGGATTTATCGCATTAGAGCACACAAATCCAAAAGATTACCGCCGTAAAGCTCTAGATACAATGGAGACAGAAGGCCGTGATTGGGCACAAGAACAACACCGTAAAGATCCAAAGGCTGGATGGAAAGCAAGACCACGTCTATACATTAACGTGCTTGTTGACGATGGCAAGAACGATCCATACGTAGCAATCCTTTCTCAAGGAACAAGCGGAAAATCTGTTACACCAACTCTAATTGAGTATGCTGGTGAAATGGGAAGCATTACAAATCTAATGTGGAGAATTAAGAGAACTGGCACAAAGACAGACACCAGTTACACAATTATTCCACTTGCAAAAGATGAGAAGCCTTTTGATTTCTCTAGCCTAGAGTTATTTGATCTAGAGAAGACAGCAGTAAGAAATGTTCCTTACGCTGAGCAGGAAGCTTTTTATACAGGCGATAGTTCACAAGAAGAATACAGCTCTGCAACTGGCAGTAGCGAAGTCTGGGCATAGACCAGTAATATTGTGGGGGCCTTCGGGCCCCCATTAAGGCGGTTATGAGTTTCATACATTTACACGTTCACAGCCATTACTCTGCAATGGATGGATTAAATTCACCAGAGGACTTGGTAAAACAGGCTAAGATACTTGGCATGCCTGCAATCTCAATAACTGACCATGGAACATTGTCGTCACATCGTGAAATACAAATTGCTTGTGACGTATATGGAGTAAAACCAATTCTTGGAGTAGAAGCCTACATTTCCCCAACAGATAGATTTGATAGATCATCATTTAAAGATAAAAGCATTCAAGCGTATAATCATATTATCCTTCTTGCAAAAAATAAGAAGGGGCTAGAAAATATAAATAAACTACAAGAGATAGCATGGACAGAAGGATTTTACTCCAAGCCACGTATTGATAGAGAAGTATTAAATGAGTACTCCGAAGGGATTATTGTCTTATCTGGTTGCCTAAACGGTATTGTCAGCAAGGCTATTGAAAAAGAGAATTATTCAGAGGCTAAACTTCTTCTTAAGAATTTCAAGCAAACCTTTATGGATGATTTTTATGTTGAAGTACAGTCTCATAATCCGCCACAAACAAATCAAAAACTTTTAGAATTAGCAGATGAATTAGGAATAAAGGCGGTGGCAACAGGAGATATACATTACGCCAGAAAAGAAGATAGACTTTTAGAAGAGGCTCTATTAATTATATCCACAAATCCAAAGGCAGACAAAGATGCCGATTTTGAAATGTCCCGTCAAATAAAAGATATGGCAGATAGATTTGATTATTTATATCCTGACCGCCGCATGTCATTTAAGGGCATGAATTTATTTATGCAGACTCGTGAGGAAATTGAGGCGGACTTTAAAAAGGCTGGAATAAATAGAACCGATATATTTGATAATACCCTAGAGATAGCAGACAAGGTTGGCTCATATGACCTAAATCGTAACCTAGACCTCCTGCCAGTCCCAAAGACCAATGCTGATGAAAAGCTACGGGACCTAGCTGAAAAGGGCTTAGAAGGGCTAGGGAAGGCCTCAGATGAGGTCTATAGGGCTCGCCTAGAAGAAGAATTGCAGGTTATTAAGGATAAAAACTTTGCCTCATACTTTTTAATAGTTGCAGATATGATTAATTGGGCAAAGTCCCAAGGTATATTAGTTGGACCAGGACGTGGTTCGGCAGCAGGATCGTTGGTCTGCTATACAATTGGAATTACAGATGTAGATCCAATTGAATATGGCCTCCTATTTTTTAGGTTTATTAACCCAGATCGTAATGACTTCCCAGATATTGATACGGATTTTGAAGACCGCCGTCGTAAAGAAGTAAAAGATTATTTAAAGAAGAAGTTCAAGCACGTTGCATCTATTTCTACATTTACTTATTTTAAGGATAAGGGTGTAGTTCGTGATGCTGCTCGTGCTTTTATGGTTCCGCTTTCTGATGTTAACCACGCATTAAAGTCTGTAGATACATTTGAAGAATATGCCACTTCGCCAAATACAAAAGAATTTAGAATGAAATATCCTGAAGTAACTTGGCTTGCAGAAAATTTACGTGGCAAGATAAGAAGTACAGGTATTCATGCTGCTGGAGTCGTGGTGGCAAAAGATGATATTAGAAATTATGGTCCAGTAGAAACTAGAGAAGACCGTGAAGATAAGGCTTCTGGAAGAATTCCAGTAATTGCATATGACATGGACACGGTTGCAGATATTGGTCTAATTAAAATCGATGCCCTAGGACTTAAGTGCCTATCCGTAATTGCAGACACATTAAATTCTATTAAGGAACGAACTGGCAAGGAAATAAAACTATCAGAGATAACTCTTGACGATAAAGAAGTTTATAAGATGCTTACAGAAGGATATACAAAAGGTATATTCCAGGCAGAAGCAACTCCTTATACAAACCTGTTAATTAAAATGGGAGCAAATGTATTTGAAGATTTAGTAGTCTCAAATGCTTTGGTTCGTCCAGGAGCTATGAATACAGTTGGATCTTCTTACATAAAAAGAAAACAAGGGGATGAGGCAGTAAATTATGTTCATCCCATAATGGAAGAATTTACCAGAAATACTTATGGAGTTATTATATATCAAGAACAGGTTATGCAGGCTTGCGTACACCTAGGTGGAATGACTTGGTCTGAGGCAGACAAGGTAAGAAAAATTATTGGAAAGAAAAAGGATGCAAAAGAATTCGACCAGTTCAAGGATAAATTTATTGAAGGTGCTTCAAAGCACATTTCTAAAAAGCAAGCAGAAAAGCTCTGGCATGACTTCGAAGCACACGCTGGATACTCGTTCAATAGGTCTCACGCTGTTGCTTACTCTATGCTTTCTTATTATACCGCTTGGCTTAAGCTACATTATCCTTTGGAGTTTATTTTCGCAGCGCTTAAAAACGAAGGAGAAAAAGACACAAGAACCGAATACCTAATAGAAGCTAAAAGATTGGGATTAAAGGTTCAACTGCCACATATAAACGAGTCTGATGTATACTTTTCTTTACAGAAAGACTCTTTGCGATTTGGGTTGGCAGAAATTAAATTTATATCAGACAGTATCGCAAACAAAATCATAGAAGGAAGACCATATGCAAACTATAAAGACTTTATTGAAAAAGCCTCAAAGAAAGGAAGCGGCATTAATAGTAGGGCTATTAGCTCTCTTAATGCTATTGGCGGTGCTGCCTTTGAGGATAATCCTAGGAGCGGTAAAGAAAAAGAAGGATACTACGAATACCTAGGCATACCTTCATTTGATATAAAGAATATTCCCCCAAGAGTTAAAGCTCAAGCCTTAACAATAGATCAATTTGATCCAATAGGATCCTTTGTAATGTTCGGAATGGTTAAAAGTATTAAGCGTGGCAAGGGTTGGGCACGGGTTGAATTGGTAGATGAAACTGGCGGCATAGGTTTATTTCATCATGAGCAAACTCAAATTGAAACAGGCAAGATGTATTTTATTCTTGTCGGAGACAATCGTATTGCTAGATATGTTGATGTAAACGATATAAACCCAGACTCTAAAGACCTATTTGTAGACTTCCTATACCGTAAAGAATATGATCTTGCGGAGGACGAGAAGATTGTGGTAAACTTTACACCATATCAGACAAAGGCTGGCAAGACAATGTCACACATTGTTATGTCTGATAGGGACAAAAATTTGACCAGAGCCATTGCATTTCCTTCAATGTATAAAATAACTTTAGCTAAAATGCGAGAAGGAATGAAATGCAAGCCAGTGCTATCTAAATTAGATGACGGCACATTAATGATTAAGGAAATAAAATGACCGAAGACGTAGTTCAGTCTATGAGCCTAAATAAGATATTGGTAGCATTACTTGAAGAGTATGGGACTTTAGCAGTTCCGACCACTAGATTTGTAAATGCTGCTAATGAAGATAAAGAACTAGTAGTAGAATATGACGATCAAGATTTGACGTTTAAATTTAGTCTAAAAGGAAAAGATGAATAGTCAAGATATTCTCAGCCAGTACGGACTTGACGCTCTTGCTGCAGTTCTACATGAAACGGCAAAAGAAAAAGGTTTTTGGGATGGCGATTACAGCAACGATAAAATCGGAAATAAGTTAGCTCTCGTACACTCAGAAGTTACTGAGGTGCTTGAGGCAATAAGAAAAAAGCAGGGCTCAGAAAAAATTGTTGAAGAAATAGCAGATACAATAATTAGATTATTAGATGTATATGCAGCAATGAGAAATGAAGAGGCAGTCTTGCATAGCCTAGATGATGTCCTTCACCAAAAAATAGAAATAAATAAACAGCGTCCACCCCTTCACGGGAACCTGTTCTAAATGCTATAATAGTAGAGAGAAGAAAGATAAATAATGACAATTGTCCTAGATGACATATTAGCAAAGCTAGACCCTAAAACAAGATCAAGAGTTCAGTCTGCAGTAGATGTGCAGGTTGAAAAACAACTTACTCCAAGTATTGGTTTAAACAAAGCCCTAAAAGGCGGATTTGGATTTGGTAGACAAGTCTTAGTTTGGGGAAACAAGTCTGCTGGAAAGTCTTCCTTCTGTCTACAAATGATAGCGGAAGCACAGAAGAATGGAAAAACATGTGCCTGGATTGATGCAGAAGCATCTTATGATCAATCGTGGGCAGAAAAACTCGGAGTAGATTCATCAGAATTGATTTACTCATCAGCAAAAACTATTAATGACATGGTAGATGTTGCTACACAATTAATGGAGGCAGAAGTAGATATTATTGTAGTTGATTCTATATCCGCTCTTCTTCCCGCCATCTATTTTGAGAAAGATAGTTCAGAACTCAAGAAGCTTGAGGATACTAAACAAATCGGCGCAGAAGCAAAGGATATGACCCACGCAGTCAAGATGTTAAACTATGCAAACAAAAATACATTACTTGTTCTCATTTCACAACAAAGAAACCAATTTGGATCTATGCATGCTAGCCACATACCCACGGGCGGAATGGCAGTTAAATTCTTTTCCTCTACAGTTGTTAAGCTCTGGTCTTCAGAGGCCGAAGCTAATGCTATTAAAGCTGGCGTTGCGGTTGGTGACAAAATTATTGAACAAAGAGTTGGCAGACCAGTCAATTGGATTATTGATTACAACAAACTCGGTCCCCCAAATCTATCGGGACAATACGACTTCTACTACCAGGGAGAGTCTGTAGGAATAGATTACGTTGGAGAAACTTTAGATGTTGCCGAAATGTATGGCCTTGTAGAAAAGGGTGGCGCATGGTATACAATAGAAGGAGAGCGGCTACAAGGAAGAGCAAAGGCTGTTCAATATCTACGTGACAATCCAAAAGTCGTAGAGAAATTGACAGAGAAAATCAATGCCAAATCTTAATGAGTTTATTAGCAAAAAGCCAGAAGATCCTAGTCTTCAAAAAGTTGAAGAGCCTAGACCATGTGCTTCTTGCAATAAAGACTCAGAATTTTATTATTGGAATGAGGCTTCTATGGAGATGACTTGGACTTGCCCAGACAATCATAAGAATTCTTATAGGATTAATTAATGTCAGAAAGATCTGAAGCTAAGCGTGACGGAGCCAAACAACAAAAGAATAGTGGCAGGGGGGATTACCAAAAAGGTGATGCTATCTGGAATAAGTTTGTTGTGGACTATAAAGAGTCTAAAAAGTCTGTTGCTCTTTCAAAAGAAATGTGGGCAAAGGTTTGTACCGACACATTTAAGGTTAGCAGATCAATGCATCCAGTTTTAAAATTAATTATAGGCGAGGGAAATAGCAAGACAAGATTGGCAGTAATAGAATGGTCTTTACTGGAACAGTTAATAGAAGGAGAATCCAAATGAAAGAAATTTTAATGACAACATTTGTAGGGGCTATGGTTGGCGGAATATTTAGCTTATTTAAGTTGCCTATCCCTGCACCGCCAGTATTCGCTGGACTTATGGGTATTGTTGGGCTTTGGATTGGATATGCCCTTGTGACTAAGGTAATGTCATGAGCGATAAGAATACCTTAGAATTAATTAACGATATTACAGAGTTCAATGATCTTCATGAGTATATGAAAGATCAGCATTTGGATAAAGCCTTGGCCATTACAGTTAAACTGCTCATGAGTCCAGATGTCCCACCCACTAAAGCTCCAAGCCTTATTATAGAACTTCAAGCCTTATCTACAAAGTTTTCTATGCTTGCTGCGGTTTACTCTACCATAGCAAAAGATAAAGCTGGAACAATTAATAACAATAAAAAGAATGTATACTATTCAGCAAAGGAGTCGATAGATAAACTTGTAGATGCACTCAAGTATATCGTTCGTTATAATGGCTAGAGAAATTGTAAAGAATTTAAAATTTAAAAAGTATGAAGGTAAATTTGATCCAAAAGAATTTGCCAAGATGCTAGATGATGCCTACCTTGCCACAAAGCGGGCAGATGGCGACATGACAAAATATACTTTTAGTCCAAGTAGTTTTGGATATGGTCATGGCAATTGCCCAAGATATTGGTATATGGCATTTAGTGGAGCTAATTTTGTAGACAATAATGATGCACAGGCAGTTGCTAATATGGCTAATGGAACCTTGGCCCACGAAAGAATACAAAATCTAATTAATAAAATGGGCGGGCCAATAAAATCAGTAGAAACAGAAATTGAAATAAAGAACGAGTATCCACCCATTAGAGGATTCATGGATCTTATAATTAACTGGGATGATGAGAATGTAATCGGTGAAATTAAGACGGCTAAGCAAGAAGTTTGGGATGTAAGACAGGCAGAGATGGCTCCTTCAGCAAATCACCTTCTTCAACTTTTAACATATATGAAACTAAAAGATGTCAAGGAAGCATTCTTTCTTTATGAGAATAAAAATACTCAAGAGCTCCTTATCATACCAGTTCAAATGAATGCCAAGAACAAGGAGATAATTGAAGAATTGTTCCTGTGGCTATGCGAAGTATATGACAATTTTAAAGATGGGGATATTCCAATTAGGCCATTTGAGAAAACAAGTTATGCTTGTAAGGGTTGCCCAATTAAAAAAGAATGCTGGAAGGGCGAGACTGGCACAGTACAAATAGAAGCATACAAGGTTCCCAAGTAATGATTTGTGCAAATAAAGAATGCCCAAATGGCAAAGAGTTTACCCCAAAAACACATAATCAAAAGTATTGTTCAGATGAATGCTGCCGAATTGCTACAAATAGAAGGATTATGGAAAAGTATTATGAAAAGAAAGCAATTAGGGGCGGGGCAAAAAGGTCATGCGTTAAATGTAATTCCAGGTTAAGCAGATACAATGAATCTAATATTTGTGCGGCATGTCAAAAGAAAGTAGACATTTCTCAGAAGTCCAAGCTATTAAGGATGATAGATGAAATTAACTGATTTAATTAAGACTAAGGCTAATAGAGTACTTGGTATAGATGCCTCTACAAATTCCGTCGCATTTTGTTTAATGGAAGATAACAAGCCAGTCAAATGGGGAAAGATAGAATTAACTGGGGCTAATATATATGAAAAGATATATGATGCTAAAGTTAAAACTTCGGTTATGCTAGATGAATTAAAAAGTGATTATATTGCCGTAGAAGGAGCAATCCTTGTCAGATCCCCAGATGCCGTGATAAAATTATCCTATGTATATGGTGTCGTTATCGCTGAGCTTATGTCTACTGGTGCTTCCGTTATTACTATATCCCCTAGTTCTTGGCAGGCATATATTGGAAATAAGAACCCAACCAAAGAAGAAAAGGCGGCTATCAGAGTAAACAATCCAGGATACGCAGACTCTTGGTATAAAACTCAATTACGTAATATGCGTAAACAAAGAACAGTTGACTACTTCAACAACAAATACAATCTTTCATTAACAGATTATGACGTAGCAGATTCATTTGGAATTGCTCATTATGCTAACAAGGTATTAACAGAACGATGAAACTATATAAGAGCAAAGACTGGCTATACAGACGATACGTTGTCCAGCGTAAGACTATGGAAGAAATAGCAAAAGAGTGTGGCGTAACAACTATGACCATATACAGGTCTCTTAAAGATCACGGGCTTATAAAATGATATTTACACATAAGGTATTTCATCTAGATTCAGACTCAGAAAGAGATTCGCTAGTAAAATCAATAAACATTTATTTGTCAAAGTATTCTGTTGAGATGAAAACACCAACCATACAGATAAGTTCTGATGAAGATTTACACAGCTTCTATACTCATAATCCAGATTTTAATATTGATCCTAATGGATATAATTTACATGGAGTTCAAGGATGGAAATATGGAGAGCTGGGAATATGGGCGAGCAATTATATAGCATGGAAAAACTTTTTAAAAACAGATAGCGATTATTTAATATTGATGGAAGATGATATTGACTTTAATCAAGATTTTTTTCTTTTATTAGAAAAATATTTGGATGAATTACCAGAAGGATGGGAATTCTTTTCTTTCTTTAGTCCAGCTGATCAGCATCACAAGTATAATGCCTCTATTTCTTGGGGGGAAAACACATCTTTTATTTATCAAGACTGGTCTTGCCTTTGCTATATCCTAAGCAGAAAAGGCGCTGAAAAAAGTTTAGCTATGATGAATAATAAAGTTAGTCTACCTCTTGATTGGTTTTTTTATAGACAAAAAGAAAAGTTTTATGGATACTCAATAAAGCCAGATAGCCCAAAAGGCTGTACGCTGGCAAGTCTTGAATCAACATTTCAAGGAAAACATGAAAGGAGAATTATAAATGGGATTTTCTGATCCAACAAACAAGCCATGGACTCAGCAAAAAATAGCTGAACTTAATCCTAAAACTGTTTTAGACGTGGGCGCAGGTCAAGGAGTTTACTTAAATTTAATAAGAGATTCGTTAGGGGAGGATGTAAAGATTAACGCAGTAGAAGTATGGCCTCCATATATAGAGCAATTTAATTTAAGAAATAGATATGATAATCTGTTTGATATAGATGTTAGAGACATGGAAAGTTTTGACTACGATTTAGTTATTTTAGGAGATGTCCTAGAGCATATGCCAGAGCCAGATGCTATCAAGTTGTGGGATAGAATATCTAAAGAGGCCAAATATGCAATTATATCTATTCCAATAATACATTATCATCAAGATGCAATTAATGGAAATCCATATGAGGTACATGTGGATGAAGACTGGAATACAGAAAGAGTTCTAAAAAGTTTTCATAGCATTATTGAGCATATAGAATTTCCAGTTACTGGAGTATTTGTGGCGAGATTTAAATGATACCAAAAATTATTTGGCAAACATATAAAGACCCTTATAATGTATTGCCACAATATCAAAAAGATGCTACTCAAACATGGAAAGATTTAAACCCAGAATATGAATGGCACTACATGGATGACTCTCAGGCAAAAGAATTTATATATTCTGAATACGGACAAGAGTGGTTAGACATTTTTAATAATTGTCCAGTTGGAGTAATGCGTGGCGATCTTTGGAGATATTTAGTTATATATGCATTCGGTGGAGTCTATTCAGATCTAGATACACTTTGCTTATCTTCAATAGACAACTGGCTTTTAAATGATAAAGAATTTATTGTATGTCCAGAGACTAGCGAACATTTTTGTCAATGGACATTTGCAGCAACCGCAGGAAATCCTATATTAAAATCAGTTTTATATGAAATTAAAGAAGCGTTTAAGAATCCAATATATGGACAACCTCATTTTGTACACAGTATGACTGGACCATCAATTTGGACTAAAGGGATATTAAAGGCATTAGATCTAAATGTATCAAATTTAATTGATGATTACCTATTGATAAATTCTTCGGATAATGCTAAACTTTATAACTTCCATAATTATGGCGGAGAAGAATGGAGAAAATTTCATTTTGTAGATGTTAAGCATATATATGGGAGTCAAAATTGGAAAGATGGATATGTTCAATGGATTGAAGATCCACTAGTGAAAGGTACGAGATAATGTTAGAACCAGTATTTCCAGATTCACCACAGTTTAAATGTGAAGATTTATATTTATTAACTGTAGGTACAGAAGCAGGCAGAGAGATATTTGAAACCTGCCACGAAATTGCACACATGCTAGTCAAGAAGAATATTGCCTACGGCAACTCAGCCTTAGACCCTGTGCGTATATTTTCGAAGGCGGGACCAAGAGAACAACTCCACGTCAGAATTGATGATAAATTAAATAGATTAATGAAAGGCACCGAATATCCAGGCGATAATGATATCGATGATTTAATTGGATATTTAATATTACTAAAAGTCGCTAAATCCATTTGATATTTTAGTTGACTAAGAGTACAATGGTTACATATGGACATTGAATTAGCTGATCATTTTGATCGCATGAATAAGGTTGTTGAGGAATTACTTAAGGGAAATAACCCTACCCAGATTGCCGCCCTGACGGGTTTTAAGCGGGCAGAAGTGTTAGGGTATATAGATGAGTGGAAAGATGTCGTTAAAAACGATTCTGGGGCCCGTGAGAGGGCAAAGCAGGCCATCTCTGGAGCAGACCAACACTACGCTATGCTTATTAAAGAGGCGTGGAAGACCGTAGAGGACGCAGACCAAGCAGGTCAATTAAACGTCAAGGCTACCGCCCTAAAATTAATTGCAGACATTGAAGGCAAAAGAATTGGCATGCTGCAAGAGGTTGGCTTATTGGACAATGTGGAATTGGCAAATCAAATTGCGGAGACGGAACGCAAGCAAGAAATTTTGGTTGGTATACTAAAGGATGTCTCAGCAGAATATCCGCAGGTAAGAAAAGAAATTATGCGTAGACTTGCACAGATAACTGGAGTTGTAGAACCTATAGAGATAATTGAGGAAGCTAGTGGATCTTGATTTTTCAGATCTCATTGATATCCTAGACGGAGAGGAATTTGATGAAAGACCAGTCGATTTACGAACATTTGTCACAGGAACAAATTATCTTGGACTCCCGCCACTTTCGGAGTACCAACATACGCTCATCGAAAAAAGCTCTCAGATCTATAAAGAATCCACTCTTATTAAATTATTTGGAGAAGAAGAAGGCCGACGTCGCTTCAAGCAAACCTGTAACGAAGTAATTGCACAATTAGGAAAAGGTAGCGGCAAAGATTATTGCTCAACAATTGCAGTATCTTATATGGTTTACTTGTTGCTCTGCTTGAAAGACCCAGCAACATATTATGGAAAACCTCCTGGAGATTCAATAGATATTCTTAATATTGCTATTAACGCACAGCAGGCAAACAATGTTTTCTTTAAAGGATTTAAAACTAGAATAGATAGATCGCCTTGGTTTATTGGTAAGTATGAAGCAAAGGCTTCTGAGATGAAATTTAACAAGGCAATAACCGTTCACTCTGGACACTCTGAGCGTGAGGCGTGGGAAGGTTATAACGTAATAGCAGTTATCCTTGATGAAATTTCAGGATTTGCTACAGAGAATACAACTGGGCATGACCAAGCAAAAACAGCAGATGCAATATACGATATGTATAGAGGATCGGTAGTTTCACGTTTCCCAGACTACGGAAAGGTTATTCTTTTGTCCTTCCCCCGTTTTAAGAATGATCCAATACAAAAGTTTTATAATTCTGTTATAGCTGAAAAAGAAGTAATCCTAAGAAATAAAGTCTTAAAGATGGACGAAGGTTTGCCAGACGGCACAGAAGGAAATGAAATTGAGGTGGAGTGGGAAGAAGATAATATTATTTCCTATAAGATACCTAAAGTATATGCATTAAAAAGACCTACATGGGAAGTCAATCCAACTAAAACAATAGATAACTTTAAAGTAGAATTTTATAAGAATATGCCAGATGCTATGGGAAGATTTGCATGTATGCCATCAGAAGCAATTGATGCATTTTTTAAATCTCGTGAGAAGGTTGAGCGGGCATTTAACAATATGTCCTTAGCCGTAGATAATTTTGGCAGATTTGAAAACTGGTTTTTGCCAGACCCAGATAAAGAATATTTTATACATGTAGACTTGGCACAAAAACATGACCATTGTGCTGTGTCTATGGCACATGTTCAAAAATGGGTTAATGTTAAAGTAACTGATACATACTCACAGCCTGCCCCAATTGTAGAAGTTGACGCAGTAAGATACTGGACACCGACTTCAGATAAGTCCGTAGACTTCACAGAGGTTAAAGATTATATTCTATCTTTAAGAACAAAAGGATTTAAGATAAGAGTCTGCACATTTGATCGCTGGAACTCTCACGATATGATGCAGCAATTAAAACAATATGGAATAAATACAGAGACTTTATCTGTAGCCAAAAAACATTACGACGATATGGCAATGGTGATTGCTGAGGATAGGTTGAGCGGACCACATATTAAGCTTTTAATTGATGAGCTTTTACAGCTTAGGATTATGAGAGATAGGGTAGACCATCCAAGAAAAGGTTCAAAAGACTTGGCGGATGCAGTTTGTGGTTCTATATATAACGCTATAAGTAGAACTAGATTTGAAAGTAATGAAGAAATTGATGTGCATACCTATGATTCATTAATGCGTAGGCCATCAAAAGAGCAGGATGAAATTGTATTAAATATGGTTAGGCCGCCAAGAATGCCTTCAAAATTGGCAGACGCTTTAGAGGGTATGGAGATACTGTGAGCATATATCAAGAAAGAGCAAAAGAATGTAAGTGTTGTGGTAAGCATGTGCCCCTTCCTACTGTATTAAAAGAGTATGAGGGAAACACGTTATGCCCAACAACATTTGCTAATGTAATTGAATACAAGAGACTGTGGAAATCTCTTGGAGCACGACCACCAGGAAGCGTTAGAAAACATTTCTCAGATTATGTACAACAGTTGGTAGAAACAACTATTGACAAAAATGAGGACGGGACAATACAATAGGGTTAGGTGGCGTTAGCTCAGTTGGTTAGAGCCCCAAACTCATAATTTGGCCGTCGTAGGTTCAAGTCCTACACGCCACACAAAAGAGAGTATAATAATACTATGGATGAAGAAAGAGAAGAAGAGATGCAGTTAGAACATTATCTAGAAATTGGTGCCATAAGTTTAGCAGGTGTGGATGAAAATGGAGAAATTATTTATGCCATTGAAGATAAGGCAAAAGAAATTGCACCAGAACTTTGGGAAGCCCATATTAGATATGTAGACGAATCTCTTATGAAGCTTTATGAAAAAGGTTTATTGCAAGTAGAATATGATGAGAATCTTGAAGCTATGCTTCACATCAGTCCAGAAGGACAAAAGATCGCAAAAGAAATGGGGCTGATAGAAATGAATCTACCAGAACCCCCTAACAATTAGGAGAATAAAATGCCTTGGGAAATTAAACAAAACTTTGCGGGATGCAAAGGATACGCTGTAGTAAAACAGGGATCAAACGAATTAGTAGGATGTCATGCAGGAAAATCAGCAGCCTCTGCCCAAATGAGAGCCTTATATGCCTCAGAGGCAGATGAGAAAAAGATGCACGACAAGAAGAAGAAAATTTACTAGACTTAAAAAATCTAATTTGCTATAATATATGTGGGTCGCCAATAGGGGCCCACATATTAATTTATTCGCTTAAAGGAGGAATAAAATGGTAACAACATTTGCTATGGATCTTTTTAGAGATCCATTTTTTATTGGCTTCAATCGTGAAGTAGAAAGA